CCCGGCGAAGGTGAGCCGCCGGCCGCGGATACGGCGCAGGCCGTCGAGGCCGCGGCGCCAGGGGATGAGATACAGGCAACGAGAGCGAGCCGGCGCCGGCATAACAGCGAATAAGATGAGACGCCCGTGCGCGCGTTGTTTCAAAGTTCTCGTTGACCGTGGCTATTGCAGCGGTTGCCAGTCGCAGAGTGCGACGGCAATCAACGAGCGTGAGCGGGGGAGCTCGAGCGCCCGCGGTTATGGCGGCGCCTGGCCGCGGGCGCGGCGCAATTATCTTGCGCTGCATGCGATATGCGTTGACCCGTACAAACGTCACCCGCTCGTGATTGTGCCGGCGACAGACGTCGACCACATTCAAGCGGTGACGGGGCCAGATGACCCGCTGTTTTGGGTTGTCGACAACTGGCAGGCGTTGTGCCATATGTGCCACGCGTACAAGACGACGCGGGTCGACGGCGGGCTCGGCCGGCTCAAAGGCGGGGCGTGGAGCTTAAAAGTATGGGCATAGAGAGCGGGCGAAAATGGCGTGCTGCACAGAGAGCGCGCCAGTATTATGCAACGTTCCGCGAAAAAGTAATCGAGAGAGCGCGCCAGTATAGAGCCGCGCATCCTGAAAAATGCGCCGAATATGATGCCAGATTTAAAGCGCGTCATCCTGATTACCAAACGGCTGAACAGCGCCGGCTTAGGATGGGAAATTCTGAACGCTGGCACGAGCAATGCCGCCGACAGCAATGCGACGCGTGCCCGGCTGAATTTTGCAGTAATCAAAAAAAGCGTAGCGCGCGGCTGTGCGCCGCGTGTAGTCATTTTTTGCAATGGCTATGTGCTGGCCGAGCCGACGTGAGTTTACTCGGCGGCTTAACGTTGGAGGATAGAACACAATGGCAGAAACTCAGAGAGAAACAAAAGTTACAAGCATTACGAAAGCGGCTTTTGACGATCCTGGAATTTCAGATTTCAGAAAAGAAACTCGCTCTTTCGCAGTGATTGCCCGCGGCGTAACGGCCGATGATACTGAGGAAATATGCGCCGCGCTCATGTTCGATTACCTGGCCGGCAAGATGGATAGCACGCAAGTCGCAGGCCTGCTCGCGTGTGTTGATAGAACACTCAAACGTGAAGATCAATTGATCGAGCGTCAAGGTTTAATCCTGCAAGCAGACTTGCGGCGCCAGACGGCCGTACGGCTCGAGGAACGGCGCGCGCGCATCGAGGCCGAGAGGCCGAGCACGGCAAGGGCGCCGGCCGAGGGTATAGGGGGGGTGGAATCTCTTTAGGGTTGACCGCTGCAGACCGACAGCTACCTTGATTTTTATCGCCACATTTCAATGGTTTTGAGTTTTCATCGCGAATTTAACCCTGATTTAAAGGCCGCGCGTAGAGAGGGCGCCCGCGGCGCCTGGGACGGCTTTAGGAACGGCGCGCGAGGCTTGGGAGGCCGACGACAATGCCGGCACGCCGCAAACCGACGGCGCTGCTCGAGGCGAGCGGCGCGTTTGACAAGAATCCGCAGAGGCGCCGCGCGCGCGAGGGCGAGCCAGTGCCCGAGGGGCCGCTCGGCGAGCCGCCGGCCGAGTGGCTTACGCTCGCCGCGCAGGGTAATCCAAAATTTGCGAAGTACGTCGCGATCTGGCGCGAGCTCGCCGAGCAGGCACAGTTCGGCGTGCTCAGTTCGATGGACCGATTTTTTGTCGAGCAAACCGTCGACTTACAGTACCGTTTACGCCGCGGCATGCAAGGGAGCGGGCCGCCATTAACGGCCGGCGAGCAGAGTCAACTTAACAAGAATTTAGGGCAAATGGGTTGTATCCCAAGTGAGCGTTCGCGTGTCAAGGGACAAACAAAGACGGCCGAGGTTGCCAGTGAATGGGCCGAGCTCGCCGCCGAGCAGCAAGACAAACGCTCGCCCGTCAACTAGTGCGTTGCCGCCGAGCCGCGATTATGCGGCGATTTGCAATCAATACGCACGCGATGTTTTGGCCGGCCGCGTCATCGCGTGTAAATGGGTTCGCCTGGCCGTGAAACGGCATCTTGACGACTTAGCGCGCGAACGGTTGACCGATTATCCGTATCGCTTCGACGCCGCGCGCGCTGCAAAGGCCTGCCGATTTATCGAGCTTTTGCCTCACGTCAAAGGGCAATGGGCCAGGCCGACGCCGGGCACGTCGAACCGCATTAAACTCGAGCCGTGGCAGGTATTCAAGACGGCATGTATTTTTGGTTGGGTCGAAAAGGCGAGCAGTTTTCGGCGCTTTCGCCGCGTTTACGAATGCGTGTCGCGCAAGAATGCAAAGAGCACCTGGGCCGCCGGCGTGGGGCTTTTCATGTTTGCCGCCGACGGGGAGTATGGCGCCGAGGTTTACTCCGGTGCAACGACAGAAAAACAGGCCTGGGAAGTGTTCCGGCCGGCCTGGCTGATGGCGCAAAAAACGCAGGAATTGCAGCAGTATTTTGGCGTTACAGTCAACGCCAAAAATTTACTTATCGATGCCGATTACTCTCGTTTCGAGCCCGTCATCGGCAAGCCGGGCGACGGCGCGAGTCCATCCTGCGCGATTATCGACGAGTATCACGAGCATTTGACGCCCGAGTTACTTGAGACGATGGAAACCGGCACGGGCGCGCGGCAACAACCGCTCGTGATTGTGATTACGACGGCCGGCTCGCTCATCGAGGGGCCGTGCTATGTGATGCAGCAAGAGGCTCAACAAGTGCTCGAGGGCACGCTCGATAACGAGCGTTTCTTTGTGTTGATTTTCACCGTTGACGACGAGGAAGAATGGCGCACAGATGCCGGCATATTCAAGGCGAATCCTAACGCCGGCGTATCAGTTTCGCTCGAGTTTCTGCGCGCGCAACAACGAGAGGCGATGCAGTCGGCGCACAAGCAGAGCATCGTTAAGACGAAACACTTCGATTGTTGGGTCAATGCGCGCCGCGCCTGGATGAATATGGAATCCTGGCGGCGTTGCGCCGATGCTAGTTTGCGGCTCGAGGATTTCCGGCATGAGCTTTGCTATGAGGGCGACGACTTAGCGGCGAAAATCGACCTGGCGAGCCGATGCAAAGTTTTCATTCGCGACGAGGATGGTTTGCGGCATTATTATGCGTTCCCACGTTCTTACGTACCGCGCGACAGGGCGCTCGATACGCGTCACCCGCACTATGAAAAATGGGTACACGCCGGCGCCTTGATTGCCCACGAGGGGCCAGAGATTCAATTGCCGAAAATTCAACGCGAGCTCGAGGACGAGCTCGAGCGTTTTCAATTCGCATGTATCGCTTTCGACCCGTGGAGTGCATTGCAGATGCAGCAAGAACTTGCCGCGCGCACGGGCAACGATATCGTTATTTCGATCCCGCAAACGACACAGTATCTCTCGCCGGCAATGAAAGAGCTCGAGGCGGCCGTACTCTCGGGGCGTTTTCACCATGACGCGAATCCGGTTTTAACTTGGGCAATTTCAAACGTGATGGTCAAAGAAGACGCCAACGAAAACATCTTTCCGAGGAAAGACAATACCGGCGGCGGCATGCAGAAAATCGATCCGGCGAGTGCGTTGTTTAATGCCATGAATCGGGCCATGACGGGGAGCCCGACGCTGGCGGCCGCGGATTGTTTCTTTCTGGGGTGACTTAATTACAAGCGAGCAGGGGCTCGCCGAAAATCGGGAGATGACTGGCTAGGAGACTAAAATATGCTTCCGTATTGGAACAAGCCTGAGGTTTACCCTGACAAGTTTCAGCAAAAGGCGAAGGATTGCATTCGCTCGCATGCCACAAAGGCTGGCTTGTCTATAGACAATTTTTGCCTCACGTACCGTTGGTCAATTAAGCAACTGGCGAAGGATTTCGCAGATGCTCTTTACGGCAAATGTCCCTATGGTCATGAACAGTTTTCTACACTTCTTTACGATCTCACAATCGACATTATGAATCCCAACGAACCACCCGATTATGGATTAAATACCAGGATTGTTTGTCGCCGATGTAACTGCGAAAAAGGCGGCAAAACGCTCGCCGAATATGCTAGATGGAAGGCGCGGTTTAGAGGCCAATTGAAACTGTTCTGAATTACTTTCGCAAGGTTTTACATACAGGATTGCCAAGACGGTAAAGAAGAGAGGCGAGCGAAATGAATTTGCTTTCTCGAGTTCGCGAACGCATGCGGCAATGGGCCGATGCACGCGCGAGTCTTGAAAATCCAAGTGTGCCGCTCTCGCTCGCTGCATTCCTGGGGTGGCTCGGCGCCGGCGAACCGACGCCGGCCGGCGAGATTATCAACGTCGCGAGCGCAATGCAGATAACGACGGTTTACCGTTGCGTGCGCTTGATTGCGGAGAGTGTTGCGAGTTTGCCGATTGTGATTTACGCCATGAAACCCAATGGCGCGCGCGAACGTGTCGACCATGATTTGACTTGGATGCTTGCGAGCGAGCCTAACGACGAGATGAGCGCGGCGGCATTTTGGGAAGCGTTCACGGGCAATATGTCGGCAACGGGCAATGGTTATGCGGAGATTATTCGGGACCGCGGCGGCGCGGTTCGCGGGCTCTATCCTCTGAGCTCGGGCACGACGACGCCGCGGCGCGACTCGCGCACGGGCGCGCTCGTTTACGTGACGACGAGCGGGCTTTCGTCTGGCTCAGAGCGCGTCATTCAAAAAGAGGGTATAGTTCATTGCCCGCTTATCGGTTTCGACGGGCTTAAGGGCATGAATCCGATTGCACAGGCGCGCAACATGCTCGGCCTGGCAAAAGCAACCGAGAAATTTGGTAGCAAGTTTTTCGGCAACGGCGCTTTCCCGAGCGGCGTTCTATCGCCCGAGGCCGGCAACGTTATAACCGACAAACAGAAAGGCGATTTAAAAGAATCCTGGGAGCGCAATTACGGCGGCGACAATCAACGCCGCGTTGCGGTTCTTACGGCGCCCTGGAAATGGCAGGCAATCGGTATATCGCCCGAGGATTCGCAGTTTCTCGGTACGCAACAATTCACGCGCTCGCAAATCGCCGGGCTGTTCGGCGTGGCGCCGCACAAAGTCGGCGACACGTCGCGACTATCAAACAACAATCACGAACAGGAATCGCTCGCGTTTGTGACCGACACGTTGCGCCCATACCTAAACCGCATCGAGCAGGAGCTCGAGCGCAAATTACTGCCGCGCTCGGGGCCGAATGCTTACACCTATCAAATCGAGTTTGACGTAAGCGAGCGGCTACGCGGCGATTTCGAATCGACGCAAGCGGGGATGGCGCTCGGCCGGCAATGGGGTTGGCTCTCGGTTAACGACGTGCGTTTGCAAATGGGCTTAAATCCTATCGGCGCGCAGGGCGACATTTATCTATCGCCGCTCAACATGGTCGACGCGAACAAAGTCGACGAGATGCCGGCGCCTGGCGCCACGCCGGCCGGCCAGGGGGCGAGCGCCGGCGAGCTCGATCAGGAAGACGGCCGTATGCTCGGCCGCTATGCGGCGCAGCATGGCGCGGGTTTTGTGCGGGCGTTTCGTTCGGCCGCCGGCGAGCCCGAGCGGTTGCGCGCCGGCCTTACGTCGGTAGTCGCAGGCCTGGCCGACGCCGCGGCGCGCGAGCACCCGTTTATTTTCTGGCCGGATGAGACGCAAAAACGTATTGCGTCCGAGGCTCTCGACGGTAGTTTGCGGCGCGTGCGGCGCGTGTGCGTCGGCGGCCGATATCAGTTGAGCGAGCAATTATGCCGCGAGGAATTTCGCCGGCTCGTTCGCAGTATTCATATTCAAACCGCACGCGAGGGCGCGGCGATTCAAGCAGAACAAGAGGTGACGGAATGATTACAACCGAGAGGCGATTTATCACCGGCGCAGGCCTGCGCGCGCGGCGAGAGGATGGCGAGACGCCCGGCATTGCCGGCGTTGCCGCCGTGTATTCGCAGCAATACGATACCGGCTGGTATATCGAGAGCATTTCGCCTGGCGCTTTTACGCGCGCCCTGGCCGAGCAGCAAGACGTTCGCTGCTTATTCAATCACGACGTAAATAATCTCCTGGCGCGCACGAAAAATGGAACGCTACAGCTCGAGGATTCGACGGCCGGGCTCAAGTTCGATGCCGTTTGCGACTCGACAACAAGTGTCGGGCGCGACGTGCCGGCCATGATTGCCCGCGGCGATATCGACGGCTGTTCGTTCTCGTTTAATGTTCGTAAGGCATCCTGGCGCGACGTATACGATGCGAACGGCAATTACGAACAGAGTTATCGCCAGATTGAGGACGTCGACCTATTCGACGTCGGGCCGGTTACATTCCCGGCGTACACGGCGACGAGTGTCGACGTGAGAACGACGGCCGGGGTGCTCGAGCGTGCCAAAGGACTTTGGCCGGAAGGTGTACCGGGCGACGTGCGCCGGCATTTACTCGTTGTCAATCTTGCCGTGGACGGGGCAGCCGGCCAGGCGCGAGGGCGGCGCAGGCCTGCGCGCAATAGCGCTGAGCCTGGGTACTGCTCGTGCGATTGCGCCGAGTGTATGGATGGAGACTGCGAGAACTGCTCGCATGTTGATTGCGACTGCTCTGATTGCCTATGCGCGTCGGCGCAAGGGCGCGCGCTCATCTTGCGGGCGCGGGCTCATATCATCGCGGCTTAATTACTTCGCTGGAAATTTCCGCGCGCTCTCGCGGCGCCGCCTTCACTGGCCGCGGGCGTTTCCTTGTCTATGCTCTGGTCGACCTGGCCGGGCTCAGTTTCGAATCCGATTTCCTAACGCGCGAGAGCGAGAAGAGGGTTTCAGACAATGCCTACTAGCAATGAATTGAAATTGAAACGCGGGCAGCTTGGCACAGAGGCACACAAGCTATTGACGGCGCCAGGTTGCACGGCCGAGCAGCGCACGAGCGCCGCGGCGATGCTCAACGAGGCCGACGGGCTTACCGAGCAAATTACTTTGCTTGAGCGTTCGGAACATTTTCACGAAATCCCGCGCGTACCGCGGCCGGCACCTGGCGCCGACGAGCTCGACGCGAACGACGAGACGAGTCAACGCGCTGCGGCCTATGGCAACGCGTTCGAAGTCTACATGCGCGGCGGCGAGCGGGCGTTGCGTGAGAATGAGCGCGCGCTCTTGTTAGGCGGGCAACGGAAACTCGACAAAAATGTCGTGCTCATCGGCGGCGAAAAGCGCGACATTACCGTCGGCGGCACGGGCAACTATATCGTGCCGCAGCAGTTTTATAACGAGCTCATTTCGGCCGAGAAATACATCGGCGCGTTGTTCGGCAACGTGAAACGCAAGACGACGCCAGGCAACGGGGCGCCGATGAAAATCGGTTTCGAAAACGACACGGCAAACACAGTTGTCGTGGTCGCCGAAAATACGCCGGTGGGCGAGAGCGACCCGCTCTTTTCGGGAATCATTCAGTCAACCGATACCCTGGCGACCATGATAAAAGTTAGTCGCCAGGAGCTCGCCGATGCCGGTTTCGATTTGCCGGCGCTCTTTCGCGATAGGCTCGGCAAGCGGTTCCTGCGCGGGCTCGAGAATTTTATCGCCGTCGGCGATGCCGGCAACATTGCCAGTCTTACCGCGGGCATTACATCGTTCGCCACAACCGCGGCGCCGGCCGGGCCGACTTATCCCGACTACGTTGCGTGTCAAACTTTGCTCGACGTGGCATATGAGCCGGCGGCCGCGTGGTATATGAACAAGGCGAGCCGCAATTACACAATGGGCCTGCTCGACACGCTCAACCGGCCGTTGTTCTTGCCGAATCCTCAAACCGGAATGCTCGACCAGATTCTCGGTTTCCCGATTCGCTTAACGGCCTACCTGCCGAGCGCCACGACGGCCGCGGCGTTCGGTATCGTCTACGGCGATTTGGAAGAGGCCTATCTACTTCGCGACGATGGCGAGATGACTATGCAACGGCTCGACGAGCGTTATGCCGATCAACTGATGGTCGGATTCCTGGCCTATATGCGCGCCGGCGGCAATGTGACCGATGCCGGCACGCATCCTTGCGTGGGTCTGAAGACGCACGTATAAAAGCGGGAACCTTTTGGCAGACGCGGCGCCGTTCTCGAGCGGCGATTGCCGGCGCCGCGCGTTTTTTGAGGTTCACTATTATGCCCGAGCAGGATTCCTTTGATTTCGACAACGCCGCCGAGACAGATGCGTTTGCGCGTCGTGACGATCCCGACACGTCGCAGGCCGCCGCGGATTCCGTAAAGCAAACCGAGCTCGAAAGCGTCGTGCTTGCCGACCTTCAATCGCACGGGCCGGCGACGAGTGAAGAAGTCGCCGAGCGTACGGGCATTGCGCTAGTAAGCGTGAGTCCGCGTTTTCGGCCGCTCGCCGCCAAAGGTTTCATCGAGACGATAGGCAAAAAACCAAACCATAGCAAACGTATGGCGCTCATCTGGCAGGCAAAAGAAAGACTCAGGGAGAAATTAAATTGCGCGTAACGGCGATTCAACATTTTCATCCCGCTTTCCTGGCGCGGGCGATTCGGCCGGGCGAGGTTCTCGAGGCCGAGGCCGAGCTCGCGCGCGAATGGCTCGGCCTGGGGTTCGTTCGTATGACCGAGGCCGCCGAGGATGCTACCCGCGCGCCAGGCGAAAACGCCATTAAGGCGCCCGAGGAAAAGGCGATACGCAGGCCGCGCAGCAATGCCGCGCGGGCGAAACGGTGAGTCATGTTAAATGCCTATGCAATAACCGACGCGATTATCGAGCCCGTAACGCTCGCGCTCGCCAAGCAGCAATGCCGCATCGACCCGACGTTTACCGATGACGATGAACTGGTCGGCATTTATATCTGCGCGGCGCGCTCGCTCGTCGAGCGCACGATTCAAGGCTCGCTGTTTAACCGCACCTGGCTACGCACGATTGATAACTTTCCGTTGGCCGCGAACTACGACACGACGATATCGCCCGCTGACCGTTACGGATGGCCGGTTGGTTCGCAAATCTGGAATCGTATTGTGATTGATTTGCCCGGCGGCCGGGCGCGAAAAATCAATTCGCTTTCTTATCTCGACGGCAACGGCGGCAACGTAATTCTGGACCCGAGTCTCTATCGCGCCGACTTACAAAGTGTTCCGGCGCGTCTTACGCCGCCCAATAACTCGTACGTCTGGCCGTGGCAGGGGCA